CGCTGGAAAGTAATCTGTCGCTTTTGGAGTTGGCCATTTCCTGTAAGGATTCTTGCTTTGACTGTCCGTTACTGCTGCGTTGAGGCTCCATCCATGTGTCCCCTTCAACATGCTTGGACTTGGTTTTTCGTGATATGCCATTCTTGATGTTGCTCTTGGAGTCGGCCATAGATTCGCTTCCCTCATGTCCTTGATCGGATATCCGTATTGAACTTGTTCTGCTAACGACCCTGGGGGTACTGTCTTCCTTCCCGACTCGTTCCTCATCTTTTCCCTCTTTTGTAGGGCTTCCTCCGATCTCGTCCCTATGTTCGTCGCATTCGGCGTTAGCCACATATCGTCCGACGATCCAGACTCTATCTCTTCTATGGGGCGCTTCGATACCGCAAGCTGGAATAACAAACGATTGCGTGGCGTAGTTTTCACTTTCCAAGTCAATAGACACATCGTCGAGTGCCATGTTGACGAAGCCAGCAACGTTTTCGATAACGACCCAAGTGGGTTTTTTGTATTTAATAATTTCAAACACGTACGGCCAGAGGTGTCTGTCGTCCTCTTTTCCTTGGCGATTGCCCGCCTGACTGAAGGGCTGACAAGGGATTCCTCCACAGAGGAGGTCGAAGTCTTGAATAATTCTTTCTGGTTCATTTCCTAATTCCTTTAAATCGTTATAAATTGGCACTTGAGGCCAATGCTTGTTTAATATCTTACAACAGAAGTCTTCTATCTCGCAGAATGCTACGGTTTTGAATTTTCCTGTTGACTCTAGCCCAAGCGAAAAGCCTCCAATACCTGAACAAGTATCAAATACTCTTATCATAGATCCTCGTAATATCTGATAAGTTCTTTTAAATAAAACTCACCTTTCTTTAGGTCTTTGATGTTATTGCTTTCCTTCAAATTATGCCTATGAATATATTTGATGATGTTACCCTCTAAATATTTTGGATAACCTGAACCAAGCTGTTGCCTTATATATTCCAAGCATTCTATTGAGCCGTTATTGTAATGACTAGGGTGGTTAACCTCTTTGTCGATACTTTCCTTNTCCACGCTGTCAAAAGGTGGTACATGTGCTGTTGGTACGCTANTCTTCATTTAATTTTATCTCCACGCTGTTAGGCGAATTGTATACAGTTGGTTCTTCTCCGTTTATAACAGCTTTATATTGTGTTATTAACAGATCCAATTTGACCCAACCTTTGTCTAAATCTTCTTCCTTCATCCAAAATATTTTAGATGCATAAGGCGGTTTCTTTTCTTGTGCTACAAAACAAAAGCCTTCTACTTTAAATCCAGCTCTTTCATAGGCCCGTTTGTACCAAGATGCCTGTAAATCATATTGATATTTACGCACCGAGGATGTAAATCCACGAACTGAGCAATCAGCAGTTGTCTTGTAATCTACAAGAATAATAGAGTTAGTAGAGTAAGGTGACTGAATCGGATGTCTTAAAACATCAGATTTAACTTTTAGTAAGACTCCTTTTTCATACCAATATATAGCTACTTCATATGGAGAATCGAATGCTCCAGGAAACTCGTCTTCATTTGGATTTAAGAGTTTCTTNCCTTCAGGCAATAAGGCATGATCCATTTGAATGATCTTATCTCGGTCAGCCGAACTAATAACCGTAAGTCCTCTTGACTCATAATCTCTTTTGAGTTGCTTGTTTGCATTTGTATATGGCGATCCCGAGATACATGCTATCGTATTATTAAATTCATTTTCTCCTTCAACAATATAAGCATGTGCTGCTGTACCAAATCTTAATGCATGGCTTTCTTCGATTTCCTCTTCGAGTGCATGTAGTTGGCTTTGTCCGAAACGTCGGATGGTTGAGGAAGAAACTCCAGGCGACATATGGTAGAAGTCGTGAGCCATATTAGGAAAATAAAACGCATCACCAATAACCACATGTTTTTCTGACTCCAACATTTCAGGCAGATTTACTTCGTTCATCTTCTTCCCCCTTCTTTGCTATTTCTTTTGCTATATCGACGATCAGATTTTGTATCTGGGCCAATACATAGTTTTGATAATCTTGTGTTATAAGATCATCGCTAGATTGTTTTTCAATATTATTTGACATATCTAATTCCTCCGACTTGCATTATATAACGAAAAGATTTAAGATGTCTACATATAGTAGGAGAAAAATATTATGGGAAGATCGAGAGAGCTCAGAGAACATATGGAAGAAGCCTTTGATTATGCATTTTCAGAGGGTTTTGACTGTATGGAAGAGTTAGAACACAACTACGCTAAGTATCACAAAAAATTTGTAGGATTTACATGTGTTGATCCTAAGTTTGACGTGAATATGTTTATGAGAGAGCGTGACAACGAGGAACAAAATATATTTTAGTTGTCTACCTTCTAGCGTTGTTTAGTGCTAACTCTCCGCACAATATTGGACAACACAACAGGATCAAGGGGACCTGGCTAGACATCCCCTTGCTTTTGGGAGTAATTATGAATTTTTTTAGATATAACGGTAAAAACATTGAATGGGAATGGACTCATGATAAGCAACATCATGTAACTTACATTCCTAAAAAGCGTGAACTTAAAATCATTGATCCACAAGGTTTTGAGATGCAAGAAGTTAAGGACGCTTTATGGGAATGCTTACAGATTGATTTTGATGACATACGGTCCAGGCAGAACAGACTCGCTAGAGAAAGGCGTAGGCGTGTTCATTGATCTTTTAGCAGTTGCAGGTATAACGGTAGCTGGTGCTTCTGCATTTTCTTTTATAGCCATACTCATTCTCGAACATTTCCTAGATTAGCTGTCAAGCAAACACCCATAATTAAAGTCTGTTTTATTTATTGAGGCAACGGTTTTCTTTGCTAAGATAAATTCATGAGCATAAAAATCGTAGATCTAAACAAGCGAAAAGGAAAACCAACAATTGATGAAGTAGTAGATAAATGCGATTCACTTATGTATCAGTTTGAGTTGAGGGGTGAGCCTAGACTTAATACGGCCTTGACACTTATGTCATATACGTTTTCGGAGATACTTAGGCTCACTCGCAACGAAGACATAACTATTCAATACGTAAATGAGGTTTTGAATACCTACGTCACTAATGAGGATACAGTTTCATTTACTCCTGATTTTGATATCAATTTAGACCCAGAAAACAAAACTTAGTATTTTTGTCATTTTTGTCAAACTAACTCTGACAGGCGCAAACGCAGTAATATCGGGGGTTTCGGGATTTTTTTATTTTTTCAATTTTTGTCATAGGGTTTAAGAATAATTCTCTTTAAATATGCTGGACCAGTTGACCTGGATCTATTCCAGGTGTATCATCTCAAAAAATACTATAGGGATTGGTAGGGTAGAGGCGTACTAAAAATCCTGTAGTTTACAAGTAATTAACTTGCACATAGAATGGAATAATGAAAGCTAGAGTTCCTGACGAAAAACTAACCTACGGTCCGATCTTAGAGGACACCAACGAACCACCCATAGAATATTGTAATCTCGATAAGCGACTGAATAGACGCCAACACTTGTTTATATGGAATGCAGTTAATAATCCAAGAGAAAGTCTAATTGAAGCTGCAAGTAAATCTGGGTACAAAGATCCAAGACAAGCGGCCAATAAACTTATGATGAATCCGTTGGTACGGTCTGAATATCATTATTTGATGAATGAGGCTAAAAAGAAGTATGAACTGAACTACGATAGGGCAGTTCAAGACTTGTATGAAATTCGTGATAAAGCACTTGAGAACGGTTCATTTAACGCTGCTGTATCGGCTCAAGGTATGTTGCTAAAAGTGGGTGGATTAATTGTAGATCGTAAAGAAGTTAAGTACGGTACGATTGATCAGATGTCTAGAGAAGAAGTTGAGAAAAGATTATCTCAGTTGTTAGGTCAAACGATTGAGGGTGAAGCTGTCGAAGTAAAAGATGAATCACTCACTCTCAAGAATGTAAAAGAAAAGAAGGATAAAAAAAAGTAACCATTCCATAAGTCTTCCCCTAAAAGTTGCTAGACACGATTAATAGGGAGAAGAATATGAAATACATATACAGTATCGTGCCTAGCATGAAAATTATAACTCTAATTTAATTTTAATAACAGACGTTTCGGGGTTGGCTAGTTCGTGATATTCATCATCATGTTCATCATAAAATCTAATACCAAACTCCATTGTTAATGTTTCCAAGATCGGTCCAGGATCGTTGGCACCATATCGAAACAAATCAATAACGTTATTCTTTGAATCGGTTGCAAAGTGTATAATTTGTCCGTCCATTTCAAAAACTCGGTATTGATCGGTTTGCATAACTTTTAAGCCTAACTCTTTTAAGTCAGGGTTATCTCGTATATCCCTTAGTTTGATTGGGTGTGCTGGTCGGTAGTAAGTTGACATTTATTCTCCTCTAATAATTTTTTTATTTTTTCTTCAGGCCAAGTTGAGTAGTAGTGGGTTAATAATTGTAAATGTGCCACTCTAATTTCTGACTTGCTCTTTTCGTAAGTTGTTTTGAAGATAAAACTTCTTAACGCTTTACTGGTCCGTTTATCAAACGGTAATTCATCTGTCGGTAATAGATCACTTAACATTTGTTATCTCTTTAGGTTTATAACTGTAGCTATAANTAGGNTCTAACTTAGGTTCTGTTTGAGTTCTTAATTTGCATTTAGCGATATCCTTTGCATCAGTTAAAGAATCAGCTTGAATATCGTATGTTGCTACCCTCGTTTCCATAATAGTGATTTTATAATTCTTCATCTTCGTTCTCCTCTTGGTTTTCTAATTTATTAAAATCTCTTAAAGCAAGTTCTAGTGCTACGGTTGGGGTATAGCCATTGGCTAAGTATTCTTCATACTTTGCCTCAAGCCATACTTCATTAATGTGATTACTCATAACTTAAATAACTGGTATTGTTGATAAATCGGTAAATGATGTTGCTAAAGCACCACCATTATTTCCTTCATCGTCTGCCATAGGAAAGATATAACTATCATCATCAAAGATAATGACTATCGGTCTTGAATCCCACATCATTTCCTCACATTCTTTTTCTGTAAAATACTCAACAGCTTTAATTTTTTTGCCAACTAACTTGTCGGCTATCTTGGTTTCCCAACGATTTACTAATTCTTTATCACTCATTTTCGTTCTCCTCTATATTTAAAAGCTGTTCATCTTCTTTTTTCATTCCAAAGATTTCTACTCCTATATCATCTGTTGAGTACACTTCATTATTGGGACCATAATTACCCTCAAAAGCTATTTGCTTTGCTTGTTCTTTGTTTTTAGCTTGAACAGTTATTTCTGAATAACCTGTCCAGCTTGTAATCAATTTAAATGTTTTCATTTAGTTCTCCATAAAACAGTCTTTTGATCTTGGTCATTAAGTTTATCCTCGTAAAAATAAACAACCGCAACTGTTCCTTTAGTAGTGCATTCTGTAATCCTGTAATCAATCTCAGGTGGAATGTTAGATGCACCTAACATATCAGCTACTTCGTCAATCGTTATTTTATTGTTGGTCATTTTCTACCTCTCTTTTTCATTCCTTGTTTATATATCCTATCAGCTTGTCTTTGAAAGGATTTTTCTACTTGTTTATCAAACCAAGATCGAAACCACTTACGTAATTTACCCATTTTCCACGTCCAAAAAATTAATCGGATCATAAAAAAATTGATCTACGATAGGTTGAAATTCATCATTCATGCCGTCGAATGTTTCTTTGTCAGCAGTCTTTAATGCGTCGTTAGAATTTGCAGCCTCGACTTCAATATAAGATCGGTATGTGACGGTAGTACATACATAATATTTTTTTGTTTTCATGCTCCCCCCATAAATTCAAAAGTTTTCACATTTCCTTGATTACCAAATATCATTCTTAATCGGTTCAAAACTTCTTTGTTTCTTCCACCAATATTCCATTCGGTAATTTCAAAGGCCTGTTTTCCTTCTGGTCCGAGATAGTTTGTGCCATTTTTGTAGTTATAAATCGTTGCACAAGCATTATCGTCAAAGTTTATAATCCATTCGGCATCAGACTTGTAATTATCATACAGAGTCGGTTTTCCAAATAGGTTGACCAAAGCAGAGTAATCGGCATCAACATATCCTATAAGATGTGAACCACAAGAATTATCAATAAAGCCTTCGTCATTATGTGTTTTAAATTTCATTAGTTTTCTCCTCTATTAGTTGTTTAAGTTCTTCATCAGTATAAGCACAATCACAAGCCAAGCAGAGTTGATACCCTGCTTGTTCTTGTATGTCCCTTTCGTGTTCATACTTTCCACAAAGCTGACACTTACTGAAACAATTAACGTCCATTATGCAATCTCCTCTAATAGACCATTTTCAAAGTAATACTTACCACCCAGATTGATACTATCTTTAATGGCTCTATAAGTATTAACAGACTTTTCATCACATACCCAACACAAAGATATTTTGTAGAGCTCACTTATTGGGTTCTCTAATTGTTGAGTAATGAAATCAATCATATCTTTATGGTTGTCAAGATATGCATTAGGGACGTAAATAGAGAACCACTCTTGTGGGTGGTTCTCATATGAGGCGATTACATCTACGTTAACTGACATTACGCACACTCCTTATCAGCGAAGTGAAGTTTGACATAATTTTCATTTGTCACGTAGGAATTACCGTTTTGGTCAGTAATGATGTAAGGACGTTTTCTTGCCCTAGTTTTGTAGCCTGTAAGTTTGAATGTTTGGCTACCGTCAGTATATGACTTATTGATATCTATCTTCTTCGTAAGCGTTTCATTTAGATATTCAAGATGCTCTTTTAAAGCAGTCATTTCTTTTGAGTCTTGTCCTTNGATATTAATTTCAAGTTTAAGGGTAAAGTTGTGTTCAGAATATGAACCTCTACCTTTTTCAATAACAAGACCGTTTTCATCTGCAAAGTTTTGCAAATCAATAATGACTTGATCTGCGACTTCTTTACACGTTTTCTTATCAAATTTAGTAATCATAATTTTCTTCTCCTTTAAGTTAAATGTTTACTATAAGTAATATTATAATGATAAATATCATGATTACAATAAGTATCTATAAAAAATAATAATTAATACAATTTTCATATAGGGGTGGAAAAGTATCGCACCCCCTCTCTCTTTTGCTCTCTCCCCCAAAATAATTTAGGAATTACAAGATCGGGATATTTCGGGACTCGGGATTTCGGGATTTAGGTTTTTACAGTAAACAACAAATACCACAATTTACACATATCACATCTGCCTGGGACCGCGGACCAGCTAAAACACACGCCGTAGCTCTCCTAGAGTCGGTTAAATAGGTTTGTCGGGATTTCGGGGGTCGGGATTTAGTTATTTCGGGAAGAAGGTTCTTCATACAA